CACGCTCGTCAGCACCGTCGATGCCCCCGATGGGTTGCTGTAATGCGTGAACGTGTAGGTGTAGAACGCCACTACGCCACCCGAACATCCGGGGGCAGGGAGCCGTTCTGCCGAGAGTAGCGCACCAACGCGTCAACGACGGCCCGCGGATCCGCTGACGTCACCGTGATGTTGATGCCGCCACCCATGCCGCCCATCTTGGACAACGGGACCACAGCCTCCGGGCCTGCCTCACCGATGAGCGCCAAGGTGGGGCTGGTCACGATGCCGCCCTCAGCCATTGCCGGAATAGCCAACCCAGACCCCCGGCCCGCTGCGTTGTCGTCGCCGCCCATACGCCCGAACGAAATCGGACCCAACGGGTCAATGTCCTTGCCGGGTTTGATGAGGTTGATACCCCTAATGATGATGTTGGTGGCCTTGATCCAGGCATTGGCAACAAACTCAAAATAGGAGGCGACACCGTTTACGACCGATTTGATGGCGTTTCGGAACGTCTCAAACTTCTTGTAGGCCGCGACCACGCCAACGACCAGCAAGGCAATGCCTGCGGCAATGGCAGTAAACGGGTTGAGGGCCATAGCAAAGTTCACGGCGGTGATGGCGACCGCGACAGCGCCAATGGCGGCAGCAATGCCCAAAAACAGGTTCGGGTTCTTTTGGGCCCAATCCGCAAACTTTTGCAGGATAGGCAACGCCTTTTCCACGATTGGCAGCAATGCCGCGCCAATGCTTTCCTTCGTTTCGTTGAGGGACACCGACAGGCGCTTGAAGCCGCCCTCAGCGGTGTTGGCTGCTTCCTGGGCGGCCCCGCCGAACGTGCCCCCGAGCGCGTAGAACACTTCGTCGAGTGTTGCGCCGCCCTTGATCATGTCCCGGAGGCTGGGGTCCAGTTTGGCAAGTGCGGCTGTGTTGCCGCCGTACGCTTTGGCTAGGGCGTTAGTAACGGTTTCCAGGGGCTTGCCTGTGGCTGCCGCAATGTCCATTGCAAGGGTGGCGGCTTTCTGGGCTTCCTCAACGTCGTAGGTGACGCGGGACAGGCTGGCAAGTGCTGGGCGCAGCTCGTCGTCGGCGACACCGAGCAGACGGCCCTGTGTCCCGATCCAGTCCTCGACTGCCGCAATTTGGTCGTCTGTGGCCCCGGTGGAAATACCAAGTTGGCGGGCAAGCTCCTTTTGGGCTGCGGCATCCTCAATGGCGCCCTTGGTGGCGTCACCCAGGACCACCGCCAGACCGCCCAGCGCGGCAGCTGCGGGAATTGCTGCCTTCTTGATAGCAAACTGGGCTTTCTTGCCGGCGCCCTCAAGCTGCTTGAACTCCTGTACAGCTTTGGAAATGCCTTTGCCGTCAAACTCGGAAACAATGGGGATTTGGATAGCCATTAGTTCAGCTCCCTGTTGACACGTTGCACGGCTTGCATGGCGGCATCGTTCATTTCGCGTTGTATGGCGCCCCGCTTGCGGTACACAGCAGGGCCGATAATGCGGGTCCGTCCGGGCTGCAATGACCCAAGATTGGTGCCAAGCGGGTTCGGGTCTTTGCGGCCTGCTGACTCGAACACGGCGGCAGCACGATCGGTCTGCTGAATCAGGATGACGGCGACAGCGTTGCGGGCCGCGTCCAGTTTCAGCTTGACACCTTTGGCGGCTTTGGCGGGGTCGTACGGGAAGATTTTCTTGCCGTCCTGTGTCCAGGTGCGGGCCATACCGGACAGGGGCAACCCGACGTAGCCGCGTTGTGCCTCCTCGATGGCGGGCTGGGCAATTCGGGTGGCGTCCTGCTGGAACTGCTTACGCAGGCCGGGTTCCAGCTTGTTGAGGGACCGAATAGCATCCTTGATCCCGGCGATCTCTATGTTGGCGGATGCTGTCATTTCTTGTTTTGGTCCTTGAGGATTTTTAGCACCGTGGCGAGGTCTGCCTCGTCGAACGGTATGTGTGGAGGCCAATACCCTGTCGCAACCAGCATTACAGCTAGTGCGAAACGGTAGGAGCCTCGTCCGTAGGGTTTTCGGGTTCCTGCCCGACGACCTCAATGTGCTGCATTTTGCGGATGTAGTCATCGAAGATTGGCGGGATGGTGACGCCGTGCACTTTGCAGGCTTCGTATGCCATGAACGCCAGGTCTTCGATGCCGACGCCTCCGGTGGCGAGGTCGGAGGCTTTCCGCTTGTATTTGCGTTCCCACGCGACTAGCACGAACAGGTTGGTGCTGACCTCGTAGGCGTCACCGTCGATGGGTGTGACTCTGATGATCATGGGGTGCCCCTTTCGGTTGGCTGGTTACGGGGTGACGTCCCGGACCCAGGTGCCACCCTCCCAGCTGATCTGGAAGGTCTGCATCTCGCCCACAGTGTACGCGTACGGGACAACCGAAAGCATCGTGTTGGAAATCGTGACCTCCGGGTTATCGGCTGCAATGGCGCCGGAGGCCTTCTTGAAGACGATGGTGGTGGTGCCGTCGCCGACGATGTCAGCGAGGATGCCCTCGACTTCGGTGGCGCCGTACGACGCGAACAGGGTTGCGCTGCCGGACACGGACTGGAGTCCCTTTTCCATCTTGTGGCCTGTGTCGCCGAACGCCGTGATTTCGAGCGAGTCGTAGCCCAGTTCGCACGAGAAGTCCGTGCACTGATCTGCGAAGTCCGTGCCCCCGATGGTGAGGACTGCGGGACCGCCTTGGAATGTGCTGGTTGCCATTGGTTTTCCTTTGGTTAGTTGCGCCGTACTGAGACGGCAATTGTGAGGTCGTAGGTGGGGATTTCCTGCCCGCCGTAGGAGGCGTAGCCGGGGCTGCCGTTGGTCACGGCAATGTTTGACGCCATGATGGTGTCGACCTGGGTTATGAGCCAGTCGGTTGCGTCTTGGTTGCCGGGTGGCGGTGCCAGGATGCGGGCCCGTATGCGGATGTCGCCGACGTTGTAGGTGAATGCGTCCATTGTGGGCAGTTCAAGAAACACGGTAAGCGGGCGGGCGTTTCGGGGGTCTGTTACGACCTTGTAACCGAGCCCGGTCAGGTCAGCGGAAACGGCTGCAATGGCTTCGGCAAGGATGCCTGTGGCAGCCATTTACGCCACCTGTGCGCGTCCGCACCCAAGCAGCTGCATGATCCGCCCGAGCGTTGCCGGAATGGGCAGGGAGCCCATGCCGTCGAATGAGGCGAACGAGTCAACGGATCCGCGTTCCCGGTACAGGGTGCCCGCGTACATGATGGTGCCGAGCTTGACGTCAGCGGACGGGGACGTGTTTGTGGCGTCCGTGTAGCCCGCCTCCTTCCGCTTCCGGTAGCACCATGCGTTCGCTGCCGCTGTGCACGTCGTGATGAACGCGGTGTCGTTCGCGGTGGCGGAGCTGATGCCCAGCCATGCGGTGACGTCGGCGTCGACCACCCAGGTGACGGTTGCCGTGTAGGTGAGGGTGCCGTTTAGTTCGTAGTAGCCGTCGTCGTCGGTTTGCCCGGCGACCTCGTACAGCACTTGGTTGGGCCGTGGGTCGTCGTAATCAAACTGGAGGTAGCCGTCGTCGTCTTTGCCTGTGTAGGCGTACGGTTCGACCGAGATGATGGCGGCGGTGGCGTTGAACTTGGCGCCCGCACCTGCGACGGTGACCGAATCACCGAGGCGGACGTTGTCGACGGACGTGAGGGTCTGAACGGCGCTGACGCCGTCCAGATGGATGCCGTGTGTGACCGTGTAGACAGCCATGACCGTTCAGACCCTCGGTGCCGTGTGACTCAGATGAACGCGGCCTTGCGGAACTTCGCCGACTCGATCATCAGCGTGGCGAGGTAGCCCCTGAACGCGATCGTGCGGGACAGCGAGCCATCGTTGGCCTCGGCGCTGATGGCGCCCTTCTGCTGCTCGAAAATCTCGTAGCCGTCCGGCACGCCGACGATGACGGTGTCGTTGGCGAAGTTGGCGTCGACGACGACGGTGAGACCGAAGGCCGATGCCTGGGTGCCTGCCGGGTTCATGGCGCCGAAGGCGTTCATCGGGCCGACCTGCGGGAACAGCGGACGGTCGGACGAGTCGACCAGGAGGCCGAGTGCGCGCCACATGTTGGCGGAAAGGAACAGGTGCGACGGGAGGTACTTGGTTGCCGTGAGGATGGACTCGGCGGCGGTGTACATCCAGCGGGCCCACTCTGCGGGGTCGGTGATGCTTGCCACGGTGAAGTTCGTGGTCGTCGATGCACCCGTGACCAGGTTGTCGGCTGCGACATCGTCGGTGGCCTGGGCGTAGGCGCGGGCCATGTCGTCAAGGATGAGCGACACGATTTCGGGCTGCGACCAGTCGATCGTCTCCTCGGACACCTTGACGAAGCCGCCGTAGACGCCCTTCGTCACCTGGTTCTCGGACACGACGAACGTGCCGGAGTCGAGGGGCTGGTTCTCACCGTTGGAGGCACCGATCGTGGTGTGCGTGGTGACCTCGGGACGGATGAACACCTTGCCGGACGCAGGCATGGCCTTGGTGCCGATGGCGTCGATGACGGGGCGGATGCCACGCAGCGAGTTGTACACGGGCTGCACGATGGGCTTCGGCAGGACGCCGGGGGTGTCGGTCGTGACGACGTCCGGGGCGGCGGCGTTCAGCTTGGCGCTGAACTCCTGCCACTCGGACCCACCGACGAGGAACTTCGAGATGTACTCGGCGGCGGACGGCATCACGAACTCGCGGCGCGCCGCGGCGTAGATGGGGGTGGTGGGGACGACGGCGGCCTCGACCGCGGGCGTCTCGATGGTGTTTTCGGACACGATTTCCTCCTCGGAATCGTTGGGGGTGGACTCGTCATCCTCCTGGGCGGAGGCTGCGATTTCTGTGATGACCGCATCCTTGAATGCGGGTTGCGCGACCAGGCTGATTTCCACCAGGTCGGCCTTCGACACGACCATGGTTCCGGCCTTGTCGAACTTCCATTTAACCGGGACAGCACCGACGCTGACCGAGTCGTAGGCTCCTGCCTTGACCAGCTCGACGGCATCGTCGGCGGCGCGGGTCTTGGCAAATCTTGCGGTGAACAGCAGCCCCTCGTCTGCGTCCGCCAGTTCGGTGACGACGCCACGCAGCTGCGTCATGTCGTGCCCTTCAAGCAGTTTGGCGGGCTTGCCGTTGACATCGAATGCGCCACGCTTGAACGCGATTCGTTCGCCGCTTGACACGGTGGCGGGGGTGTCCCACGGGACTGCAACCCCAGTGATGGTGCGAGGTGCGTCCTCGCCTTCGGCTGCGTCGAGGGTGACGGGGGATGCTACAAAACGGATCATGCTGCTGAATCCTCTAGGTCGGGGGTGTCGGGGCTGCTCGGGGCGCCCATGTCGTTTTCACCCAGGTACGAATCGAGGTCAAACTCGACGTAGCGGCCCCGGGGAAGCATTGCCATGCTGAGCGTCTGCTCGATGCAGTCAATGAACGGCTTGGCACCGAACAGGTACAGGTCTTGGCGGGCCTGCTGTGCGTTCTGGTATGTCATGGACGCACCCTTCGTGGGGGCGGACACCATGTAGGCGGGGATGTTGCACAGCCTCGCCAAATCGAGTGCCTGGTCGGAACGCAGCTGTGCGACAACCTGCCCGGGGTCGTTGTCGTACTCGACGAACTTGACGTGGCGCTCCAGGGCGCCGATGGCGCGCTTTCGGCGCCCCGCCTGCCACGCACCTGACAAGTCCGACAGATCTTCGGCTGAGTGTTCCTCACCGGAGACAATCTGAAGGTAACCGGGGGGTGTTTCCAGTTCGGCGTAGCGGTCGGCAGCCTGATCCAGGTGCAGCGCGATGTTGATTGCTCGTGCCCCTGAGTAGATGATGCCCATGATGGGGGACACGAACTGCACGACGTTGGCGGGGTCGACTTCCAGCCCGTTGAACTCAATCTCGTCGGCAGGTCCGAAGAACTGGGGGCCGACCATGTTGGGGGTTGACACGTTCGCGGCGGGCAGCCAGGTGAGGGACGCGGGAAGCCCGGTCGAGTAGCGGGTGGTGACGTAGGCGAAAGCTCTGCCGGCGAAAAACAGGTCCGAGAAGATGTTTGCCATAAAGAACGTGCGGGTGTTCTTCGGGTCTGGGTTTTCCATCCACGGCTCAAGCGGAAGGTAGATCTCGTCGTAGCCGTCGCCGTTCCACACCTTGGAGTAGTGCTTCAGCTCAAGGCTGCCGATCATGGCGGCGAGCAGGTCGCGGGACCGCCCAATGGTCGGGTTGGTCAGGGCGTTGAGCTCGGGGGTGCCGACCGTGTAGGACAGGTAGTTGTTGACGCCGCCGATGCCGATGGCGGCCTTCGACAGTTTGTCGGGCGCGGCCTGCAAATCTACCTTGCGCGAAAAGATACCCATCCGCAAAGTACTGTAACCATGGGGTGTTGCATTTGCAACAAGTTTTTATCCAAACCCGATGGCGGCCTTTCCTCGGTTGCCGGGGCGTGACACCAACGCCGACCCAATGACAAGACACCGGGCGCACTCGATGGGGCCGGGGGACCGCTGCGATGACAGGACAGGTTGCCCGTTTTGTCCCTTGACCAGCACGGCACGGTTGACGTGCTCGGCGAGCATTTCGCCGCCGTCGTGGAGCACCTTCCCCTCCAGGATCAGTGACCGAACGAGCCCGGTGTATTTGACCAGTTCGCCGTAGCCCCATACCTCGGTGCGGTCCCGGTACTTGTCAGGCGTGTGAATCTCCAGCCCTGGTGTGATGGCGAGGCGCAGCTGCGAATCAGCGTCCAGGCACGTCGCTATGTGCGCCCACATTTCGGCGTTGGATTCAGTGGTGAACCTGACCGAGTTGACAACCTCCCCGGCGTCGTTGAGGCGGGACCAGATGCCGACGTACTTAGAGTCGTCCAAGGCGGAGTCGACAACCAGCCAGGACGCCCCGACCGCTTGAGTGTTTTCGGTGATGGCTTTGGCCCACCGTCCAGGGGGCATCCACGATGCTGCCGCCGCCACCCAAAGGTTGCAGTGCGCCCGCAAGAACTCGCCGCGATCGGGGGCTGCCGCCGCGGACCGCAAACCCTTGAGGCTGATGGTGCGCCCAAGGCTCGGGTTCGCGTACCCCCAATATTCCTCCGCCATCGGGTCCACCCCGCTCGGGAGGGACCATTCCGCCATAAACAGGTCGCCGGGGGTGCCCGCGTCGATCAGGCCGAGCGCCTGTTCCCGCAGCTTCAGGAACGCCTTGGAGGATTCGTCGCCGGCGGTGGACGTCAGGTACATGAGGGGGCTTGGCACCGCGATCTGGCTGGGACGGAGCGCCCCAAAGATGGTTGCCTCGGACAAGGCCCACAGCTCGTCCCCGATAATGATGTCCCACGTCCCGCCATGTTTCTTCCCGGTCGCTGCCACCACCTTGTACAAGCTGCCGTCCTTGAACCGGACCTCGTTGCGCCCATACGCGTAAACGGCTTTGCACAGGTCGGCCTCCTCCCACAGCCTGATTTGGTCCTCGAGTTCCCGCCACACCTCCGTCGCAAGATTGAGCTCGTGAGCCGTTGACATGATCCGCACCGGACGCCCCCACCGCTTCGGCAACTCAATCAACGCCCACCCCACCAACGCCGCCAACATCGAGGTTTTCCCGTTTTGTCGGGCACAGCTGATAAGCGCCGTCGAATGCCGAAACACCTGGGCATCGTCATACGCCAACGCCCCCTCCAAAGCCGTCACCTGCCACGGAAACAGTTCCCGACCCAACACCCGCGCCGACCACGCCCCCACCTCAGGCCCAAAAGACTCGCTGGGTACACACGGCGTAACCAGCCTCGGCTGATCCGAACCAACCCCAACGCCAAGCACCGGAATGCAGGACGAGTCATGACGGTCTTGGACGTTTCCTGCGGATAACAGGAAAGA